TCCATCTCTTCCAGTGCAGCCAAGATCTGATCGACATCTGTTATACTCTCTCGTTTGGCCGATGCCAGTAAACGAGACCCAAGATTCTTAGCAGTTATCCCACGTTTGTACTCGAAAAGAAAATCTCTAGCTCTCATGGCCATTTACCACCGACGACGTTTTTAGCGTACTCGTTTGCCCAAACGGGATCTGTAGCAATAACTGCTTCACCAGCAGGAAATCTGCCGCGGATGACATCTCGGGCGTAGTAGTACGACATTTTAGGATCTGTGGCAATAGCTGATTCGCCCTTAGGCCATCTGTCACATATGACATCTAAGGCGTACTCGTATGCCCAACCGGAAGATTTGGCAATAACTGCTTCACCTTTAGGAAATCTGCCGACGATGACATTCATGGCGTACATGGATGCCCAATGAGGGTCTGCGGCAATAGCTGGTTCCCCCGCAGGCCATCTGCCACCTATGACATATCTGGCGTAATGGTATGCCCATTCGGGATCTGTTGCAACAGCTGCCTCGCCCTCAGGAAATCTGCTACGAATAATGTGTTTGGCATACTTGTATGCCCATTGTGGATATGTTGCAATAGCTGCTTCACCCTCAGACCATCTGCCACGAACGACGTTTCCGGCATACCTGTATGCCCAATGGGAACTTTTTGCTATAGCTGCCTCACCCTCAGGCCATCTGCCACCTATGGCATCTTTGGCATACCTGTATGCCAATTCGGGATCTGTTACTATTTCTTTTTCTTTAGCAGCAAAGAGCTTCTTTAGAACTGGGTGTTTGGTTCTGAAATAGTCCACCTGCTCTTGGCTAATAGGTTCATCTCGCCTATCCGTAAACTGCATGGATTCCCAATGAAATTGATATTTCTTTCCATTCTTGTCTCGCCAGATATAGAGAGGTCCGCCTTTGCTATAATACGCAAATCGATTTTTTTCGTCGCCGGCGGTACACCATTTGGTGCCTTTGCCTAATTCGCAACTGGCTTCTTCTGTTTTAGGTATAGCAAGAAGACCAAGTGGGCCATTGTACAATACTTCTGCCCCTTCTGGCACTTCAAAAATGCCCTCTTCTGATGGTTTGTCGAGACCTACATCGTAGATCTTATCCATCTGATCTTCTAGCGAACGAAAATCATACTGATTGATGTCTTTCTTTTCCAGACGAGACTTCGCATTAATAAATTTTTCGAGTACGTCTTTGATTCTTGGTTTGTCTTCTAATCTGAATTGTTGCTTGATATACTGATTTGCTAGCCAAAGAGTGTATTGCTTGGTGGCAGTGGGATCCATCTCTTCCAGTGCAGCAAGAATTTGATCGACATCAGTGATGCTTTCTCTTTCAGCAGATGCCAAGAGACGAGGTCCAAGATTCTTGGCTGTGATTTCTCGTTTGTATTCTCTAAGAATTTGATAGAATCTCATGTAGTTATTTATGAGATTTTATCTAGATCGATGCACTACTCGATACAATATAAAATCCATTTTTGCTGGCCACAATCCCAAATTCTATCGAATCCACGATCTTGCATAATTTCCAATTCTGTTTTGCATTTGTCAGCTCCACTTTCAACAAGCTTATATTTTGTGAAACTGTAACGATGCAAGCGTTTTGAATAATCTTCTACATACCAATAACTTGGTTTAGGAATATCTTGTTTGCGAAATCCCAGAGTTTGATACAAGTTGCCAGTGCTCCAGCGCAAATCAGAAAAACTTATAATTTGTGTTGGATTATAAGTTTTAATGAAGTGTTTCAGTAGTTTGCTTGCGCCACCTACCACAGAATGTTCCGTGGTAACATAACGAACTAGTTCCCAACTATCATTCGAATTCAGTGACTTTCTACCGCGTCCGAAAGTCATTACAGCATGTATTTTGCCAGTTTGGTCTAATAATCCATATCGAACTATAGCGCCAGTTTTTCCTTGCAGATGATATTCATTTAAAAAAGTGGAAGTATCTTTACTATTCAATTCTACCACCTTTAAAGAGCGGGCGTAAACTTTTCTAGCAGACATCTGAAATATATGTCTTAAACGTGACTTTACTATCTGTTTTTTGAACGTCCACTCGTCAGAAAATATGGTAATCAATCTCCAACCTAATTTTTCCACCAAATTCATTTTATTTTGATGATAGTCTTTAGTTTTACCCGAACTCGCTTCGCTATGCCAGTATAAACCACAATATTCTACGGCAATTTTATGATCAGGAAAAAGCATATCTAGTTCCCATGGGTTTATAAGAGATCGATCACCTTGCTTACCAGTGATTCCTAAATCTTTAGTAATATATTCGAAAACTTCATTTTCTTCGTTACTGCGCCACGAAGGAGTAAAGGGATCACATACATCGCAACGTAAACCCACTGAGTGATAAAACTTTTTAGTTATTTCTGTGTCACATTTATTACATCTAAATTTGAAACTATGCGCATTTTTTTGTACGATTCCCTGATAATTATCGACAGACGTTAAAAGAGTAAAGCCATATCGTTCATCTACGTATTTTGCAAATCGATCTCTACCTTGAATTAAAAAAGAATTATTATTTTTACGGTTTTGAAAAGTTTCTATTGCTTTTTGACGCACAGAAGGAAGTTGAAGAACTGTTTGAACTCCCCATTTATTTTGAACTGTTTTTTGCGTCTTGGCAGAATTGTTGTAATTTTCCTTGCCCCATTTGGCTAGTTTAGTAGCTTTATTTTTTTCTGTAGCATTTTTTACTTTTTCGGAATCTTTGTAAAATTTCTGATGTGACGATTTAGCTTGCAAAAGTTGTCCCGTATTCATTACTCCCCATTTTTCAAAATTGGTTTCTTCGCGCTTTTTATTGGATGAAGCAATTTGTTCGGGAGTTAATCGCGCTTTGGCTCGTTTTACTGAGGCAGAAACGCTTTTTCTTGCACAATCACACTTCGCGGCGCTGCCACAAAATCCCCAGCCTTGTGATTTACCTCGCCAAATTTTGGTTTTTCCCAACGAACAAACATTAGACTGCTGATGAATCGCGGAATAAATCATTTCTGCGGAATTGATGCTTTGAATTTTAGTATTGTCTACCACCCATTCCCATAGATTTGATCTGTTTTTAATCATTTTTACGTAGTTTTTTGGATGATCCGTGATCAGTTTTTGTATGTCTGCTTTTTCATTCATATGTGCTTCTCTTGACAAATTACTTACATCACACTATAATATACTTAACAAAATTAGTCAAATAAAAAGAAAGGGCACCGAAGTGCCCTTTCTAAATCGAACCTCGAAATAAGAATAATTCTTATTGGAAGGTCAAATTTTGCACGGCTATTTCTCCGACGTAATCGGCAGCATTGCCGAAACTTGAGGCCGTGTTAGTGAGTTCGATGTAGCCGTAACGTGTCATGAAGCTTACGACTGGTTCGAAGGTGGATGGATCCAGTACAACACCGCTTGACATCAATGGGATGTATGGGCAGTAGAACGCGGCAGCGTCTGTCTCAGATGAACCCTTGTAACCAACCAATACTGGTGTGGTGTCTGGGGCATATGAGTCAACGAATACGCGCATTGCACCGTTCAAAGTACCAACGAACTTAGTGTTAGTTGGGGCTTCGAATGTACCTTCAGTTGTGCGAGCAAATGCTGAAGTTGTTGCTGACTGTAGAACAGTCAAAGCTGCTGAACTTACAACAGCCCAGTTACCAGCACCGCGACGAGTGCGCTGTGCGATCAAGTTAGCAACACGGTTGATTAGAACAGCTAGAGCAGCGTGTTCGTCACCAACGTATGTGGCTGTACCTGAAACAGTAGCCTGGTTGTATGTGAATTCAGTTGCAGCAAGAGTGCGTAGTGACAGGAGAATTTCCTGGTCAATTTCAGCCGTGATTTCTTGTGCGAGAGCAGCCATAATTTCTGCTTCGACATCGATACCGTGCTGTGATTGCGCATCTTGTGCAGCTTCAAATGTCCAGCGAGCTTGCAACTTACGTGACTTGGCTTCAACAGCCTGACGTAGAATCTGAACGCTGATTTGCTTGCCGCCATTGCCTTCAAGTGATGCAGTATCTGCACCAGTGTAGAAGTCAGATGATCCGACATCGCTCTTTGTGCGAGAATATGCCTGAGCAATCTTGAATGGGCTTAGAGCTTCTTCACCAGCAACAACAGAGGTCTGTGCTGCTGAATTGTCAGTCAATGAATTCGCATAGCGAACACGTAGTGTATGAATCTGACCAACTGGACCAGTCATTGGCTGAACGCCGACTAGTTCGTTAGCAATAACTGTTGGCATAACACGACGAATAACTGGCAGAATAACGCGATTTAGAGTTGCGATATTACCAGCAGTTGTTGTGCCTGCTGAAGATTCCTTCAGTAGTGCCTTACGTGTGTTCTCAAGAATCACACCCATCGTTGAACGACGATTGCCCTTTAAGCCTTCTAGTAGGGCTTCCCTGGTTTCGTCCCAACGGCTTTCTAATAGTACTTTTGACATTCTAATATCTCCTAATTATGTCTATTATAGCCCTGCCAGACGCTTCAGATCGATCACATTGTTTGAATCTGTCTCGACTTCAGCTGGTACTTTGGCAGTTTTGTTACCAGTAACTTCAACTACACTTTCAGATAGAACAGCTTTTGCTGCCTTCTCTGAACCTGAATGTAAAACTGCTGGCAAATACTTGTCGAAAGCGAACTTTAACTTTGCAGTTTGTACGCTTTCAAGCAAAGCTTGCATTACTTGAGCTTTCTCTTTGTTTAATGGAGCTAGGAGCTTTCCTAGTTCCTTTGAACGCTGAGTTGATTCTTTGATAATGCGAACTTCACGATCCCTTGTTTCTACTAACTTTTCTGCTTGCGCGATCTTGTTAGCAGCTTCAGCTAGTTGATTTTCCTTCTGTGCGAGTTTCTGGACTAGCTTGCGAGTCTCTACTTTATCGTTTAGATAAGTTGTTGAGAATTCACTTGCAAATGCTTCGAATAACTTGCGACCGAAGTTGTTTTCTCTAGCTGCTGTAATATCTTCTTTAAGCTGTGATAGCTCACCCTTTAATTGATTGGTAACAATTTGATTCAGTCTCTTGGCACTTTCTGTGACGAATTTAGCCTTGAGAGCTTCCAATTGTTGACGACCCTCAGCAACTAATCTGACTCGGGCTTCAACTACTGCACGCTTGTCCGTTGAGAATTCTTTAATCTCACCGGCAAGTGCGTGTACGATGAATTTTTCAAGCTTCTGTTGGTGTTCCATCTGAAGCTTGCGATCAGCACGCAGTTCGCGAATTTCTTCAGCCAATTTCTTGACCATGAAATCATTAAACTTTGTGGCGCTCTCAGTGAGCTTGATCTTTGCCGTTACGCGATCTTCATTCATTGCCTTTCTTTCTTCATGAAATTCTGCAATTTCAGTTGAAAGATGGTCTGTTACCATTTTATCTAGAGCTTCGACCATCACGCTTCTGTCATGCTCATATTTGTGTGCAAACTCTTCACGGAGTTCTGCACGAACTTGATCACGGGCTTCTGTCAACTTTGATTCCCAAACTTTGTTCAATTCGTTTGAGACATCTTCATTAATTAATCCGCTGTCAAGTAGTGGTTTGATAGCATCTAACATTATGCGTTCCTCTATTTGATTTTAAGTTCCGTGATGAGGCGTTTGACTTCCTCAGCTAAGAACTTTTCTACTTTTTTGTTGCCTCTAGCATCTCTGGCAATATCCAAAACTTTATGACCGTTCTTCATATTCATGAGACTTTCATAAATTGCTTTTGGATATGCGTTTGGTGCGCTAGGTTGAGCAACAATATCGACTGTGATTATTTCAAAATCACTTACCTTTCCGTCCTGATCGTTGACATTTCCTGATCCACGACTGGACACCCCTAGTTTTACGCCTGATTCCAACATTGTTCGGACTAATTGTCCCATTGGAGTAGGCAGAATCTTTAATTTTCCAAATCCGTTTGGACCATCCATCCACATGCTAGTGATCATGTGACTGACGCGATCAAGATTGATCTTAAGATCATCTGGATGATCAACTTCGCCTAGAACTGAATACCCTTCTTGAATCTGCTTGTTGAGTGTACCAACTGCTGTTTCAATTTCAGAGACGGGGTAAACACGCTCATTTGCGTTCTTTACCCCGCCCTGAATAAATATGCCCCTCATGTAGAGGGTCTTCAGATCCCCATCTTCCTTGACTGATTCGACCACGATATTAGCGCGGTCGAATGTTAGGTTTTCTCTTAGATACAAAGCCATTGTCCCAAGTTATCTCTATTAGCCTTTAGCCACTGGGCTTTTGCGATAGGCAGATGCGTCTTTGGTTACTGGCTTAGGAGCAGCATTTAAGGCAACCTTTGCTTTGCCACCTGGAACGTTCTTGAAAGAGCCTGCGCCTGGAACTTCTTTTTCACCCTTGGTATAAGAATTGCTTGGTGCTTTTGGACCATTAGGTACAGCTTCGTTATGACCAGAGAATTTTACTGGTTTGCTGTCCATACCTTTTGCGCCTGAATTTGCTGCTACAGTGCTTCTTGTCTGTGAGCCATTATCGCCATGATGTACGGCAACTTTTTGAAGTTGGACTGCTTCCATCACTTCGTCTTCGTCTTCCGTGTCTTCTTCTTCTTCTTCTTCTTCATCGTTGAAGTCTTCTTCTTCTTCGTCTTCGTCATCGACTTCTACATCCATGTCTTCTTCGTCACTATCTTTGCCCATAATTCTTTCGAATTCTGCCATGATGGTGTCTAACTTGTCTTCTGCACGTTCTACGCGAGCTTCTAAGTCATCGTCGTCGCTATCGCTGACATCAGACATCTGGTTAGGAACTGGGAATACTTCGCCAGCCTCGATTTCGCCTTCTGGGCCATCAACTTCCATGTCCATTTCCATCTCTCCGTCGGCTTCGTACATGCCTTCTTCTTCGACAGAGATTTCGTCCATTAGGTCGCCAACTTGACCGTGCATGCCGTGGCCTTCGCCATCAGCCATCATTTCTTCGTCCATGATGCTTTCGTAAATATGACGGCTCTTTTCCACTACGATTTCATGGAATAATTCGCGAGCTTGATCTTCATTTTCATTGATGATAAGATCAATGAGCTTTTCAAATTTCTTTTGATCCATTTGTAAATCTCCTTGGTAAATGGCTTTGTGTAGAGATATTTATTGAGTATCTCTGAAAATAGCTCAATAAGTGCTATTTTTTTGCGATTTGAGAGATTTTTGCACTAAATGCCAAGTCCGCCGGCTGCTTGTTGCTTATTTGCGCCGTATTGATCTCGGACTTTTGTCAAATGCTGGCTGCGTTCATAGCGACGAACGTCCATCATACGACGTAGCTTTCTGATTTGAGCTAGAGTCAATTTGGTTTTTCTACTGTTTCTCCACGTAGGTTTACTGTTATCATCGTTAACATCTTGATAACCAGCAACAGGTGGATTAAACATTTCTGATAAAAACATGAAAGTATTTATCTTATACTGGCGGAGAACCTGGTGTTGCCGAAGGGGCGGCCGCACCCGCTCCTGGAGCTGCACCGCCTGGAGGTGGTGTACCGCCAGGAGTTTCTGCACTAACTGGGCCTACTACTTCGGGACCTAATTCTGCTTCGGTACCTGGTTCAGCTTGCAGTTCTTGACCTAACTCAGTATCAGCTTGAATATCGCCAGGACTGACTCCAATACTACGAAGATCGCTGCCTTTTGGTTCTTCAACCTGGTCTTTCTTGTTTTCTTCGTTCCACATTCTCTCATTCTTGGCAATTTCTTCTTCAGATAGACCTAAGAAACGTTGTAAAGCAAATCGCTTGCTTATATAAGGCAGAGATTCCATTGTGGTATATGTCTGTACTCTGGTGGTGTCGAGTTCACTTTGACGATAAGCTGCAAAATTCTGAGGTGGATTAAATGATATGGCAAACAATCCGCTATCAATATTGAATCCTCTCCAGCGTAAAAATAGCTTGAATTCTTCATCAAGCCTCATTGCCATGTAATTCTGTAATCTTTCACAGTATTGATTGAAGCGATATTCTTGAATCAAGGCTGTTCCAACTCTGCCATCACTTAAAGTACGATCACTATCATCTGGACCAGTAGGCAAATATGAGCTAGGAACGCGCAGGCCGCGGGCCAGGCGATTATTGAAATATCGAAGATCATCGATTTCGCCCAGATTTTGACCGCCAGGCATGACTTCTACACTAGAGCCGCGTCCGTCTGCGGTGACTGGGAAGAAGTAGTCTTCGTTCATTGAGTTTTTGACGAAGATGCCTGATTCAATAGCAAAAGTATGATAATCGTGCCACTTGTGATAACCATCGATAGTGATAGTACCTGTGTCTCTGTTTGCAACTTTAGTGATTTTGACTACACGATGATTGAAGTTGTCCACTTCTTTGACGAAATGTTTCCAGTTGTTATACCCATATTTTGCAAGCAAACGGTCCATCTTACTGTAACCAAACTTGTCAAAATCGATCTTACACTGTGCATTTTTGTAATCTAATGGGGTAGAATTAGTCTCTTTTACTAAGGTTATTAACTTAGGATGTTTGTCACATTCTGCTAATACAGATCGCTTGTTCTTGACACCAGACTTAACGATGTCTGCTACGATCTGAAGCATGTCAAATGTCAGATTCAAGGGCTGATTCTTGATTTTTACTCGATGTTCTGCATTCTTTCTGAGTGTATTCAGAGCTTCCGAAGTGTGATGCAGAGTATTACGTTCTTTTAGCGCATATTCTGGCAGATAGTTGAATTCTTGATGCTTCTGTTTAGAACGGAAGAATTTGCCAACCATGCGATGAGTCCATACCCACTTTTTACTATCGTGATCCCATACTTGCTGATACGTATTAGTTTTGCCGCCAGCTATCGGTTCATTACGAGTGTTAAAGGCAATCAAACTGTCATTTTCTGTAAGATTTTGTGCTTCGACAAACCCTTTACCAAATACAGGAATTTTGTGATCTGGAGTGCAGACGAGTGTTTTGCCATTATCAAACGTAAGTTCGATGACATCTGTGTTTTTTCTGGTCACACCTGCCCAATTAATAACGCCCGGTACTACTTTTCCTGTTTCTGGATTGCAGCTATACGCCCAATTTTCCTTTCCTTCTTCAAATTCTGAGATGATATCTCGTAACGCTAAAGTTCTGCCGTCTAGCAAAGGAATTTTGGTATCTAGATCTAAACATAGGGGATTATAGCTTGCATCTACAATAGATTGGCCACCATAAAGACTTGGAATTCTTCGTTGATGTATCTCATTCTTGATGCGTTCAACGAATGCCATGGCCAGATGACTTGGCATGTTTCCAACATCAATCTTGAACATTCTACGCTCAGGCGCACGTTGAACACGATAGATCAGAACAGCGTCTTCAAGCAGTTCTTTCTGCTTATAAACTTTAAATACGTTTTCCAGTATTGACTGACCAAAAGGCCAGAATCTGTCTAAACCTTCAGTCAAACTTAGATGAACTACGTGCTTCGCATCAATTGCCATTTCAGACTGTCCAAGCGTAAAGCGAGATCCGCTCGTGTTGTAAGGCATAGCTGGAACAGTGTATGGAGTATTCGTACCACCACCTGTGCCGCCTAATCCTGTGGCTGGGTTAGCAGCAAAGTCTGTGTTTGTTTTCTGCGCTACCGATAGGTTTTGAAGATTGATGTTCAGATCTTTTATGACATACTGCTCAGGCAGTTTTCCTTCAGACTCATTGACAATGACCTTGATAACTTTGACCATGTCTACCCAGTAAAGCTTGAAATTTTCTGGGTCTCTAACGAAAACTTGATCCCCATACTTGATCACGTTTCTAAAAATTTTGAAAATTCGTTGGTCAAGTTCATTTAGCTTAACCCACTGTTGTAACTGCGTTTTGAGAATTTCTACTTCGTGTGGAGTAGGTTCCTCGGTAAAGTCGATTGAGAAAGGAGTATTGTTATGCTCATTTTTCTGAGTACTAAATTCTGCGATAATGTCTAAACATGCGTTAATCTCTGCATCAACATCCATCATTTCATATTGATTATAACGTTCGATTCTGTTAGGATGTCCAGTATACACTTCGGGTAATCTGGACATATAGTTGCGATAGCCCAAATCGGTATTATTCCAGCCGCCTGGTGGGCCGCCATTTTGGCCAGGAGTGCCGTTCCATGCGCCAGTGTTGCTGTTCACACCACTTATAGGACTGGAAATACCACTTTTATTCAGAAATTTCTTTGTGAAGCTCATTTTAAGTATTTATCTTATTGTTTTTGTTTGATATATTCCCAAGCAGTTTGACCGCAGTCCCAAATATGATCATATCCTCGTTTAGTCATTATCTGAAATTCGGTAAGGTTACTGTCTGCGCCACTTTTCACTAATTTGTGTTTTTGAAACCGTTGTCTGTCGTATCGAGCGCGATAGTTCGTATAAAAATAACCTACAGTAGTTTTTTTCTTCGTGAACCCCAGCGTAC